CTAATAGCTTCTTTAGCGTTTACGTTATATGTAGATACTTGATGCCTTGTTATGTCGTATGTTGCAGGGTCTGTATTTGTTACAAGATTAGACTTATAGTTTTCAGAACTTACATTTACTGTTTCTTGCTGCTTAAAAAAGAAGTACATCTCTTGTAATGCACCAAACTTATTTACGAAAGTAACCTTTGTAGAACCAAACTTTGTGTCGCATACTCTGTGTACTGTAAAATAAATTGATGGCAGCCCTACCCCTATTACTGTACCATCAGCAACCGTAGATGCTATTGTATATTTACCACTTAAATCATTTCTAGGAATATAAGAAGCTGTGTTAGGTGGTAAGTAAATATCTGTGTTGGATTGTAGTGTGTTAGATGATGGTAATGTTGGATTTATACCCTCGCTAAATTCTCCATAGCCATCAAAGCCTACGTCTGATACAGCAGACAATGCAGTTGCAGTACCTGTACCATTAAGCCCTGTGTATTGTGTTAGGGTTGTGCTTATAGCTATTGTGGATGATGGGTTAGATTGACTAAAAGAGTGTTCTATATAATCCCTTGCTATCTCTGATATATCAAATACCACCACATTGTTGATTGCGTTTTTAGTTATCGAGTATCTTAATGTACCATCAATACTAACATCTATATTGGCAGATAACATACCAACAGCAGTAGTAGATTTATATTGTGGAGAACGTAGTAATAAGTTTGCCATAGTTATTTTCTTAATGATATAAAATCTTGAATGTCTAGTTTATATGCTTCTATTATTTCTTTTGGTAGTTTCTCGTATGCTTGTTCAAAACTTCTACTAAAGAAGTGTGTAGCTTTTATGCCTTTCTTTTTAATTGACTGTGCTATAATAAACCCTATGCTTTTGTATGTGCCTTTTGCATACTTGCCTTTATCTCTTAATCTAAAGCGTTTCTTTTTAGCCCACTTACCAAAGATGCCTGTTGCAGCTTCTAGTCCTATAAGATTAGAACTTGGCTTGTAGCTAAATGGTGTTTTCTTGTTTTCTACATAGTTAGACTTTGTACCTTTTACACCCTTATCCACAAATTGACCATACTCATTCATTAGGAAGTGTATCACAAAAGAACTAGGAGTTGTGTCTAGTTTGTATTTAAGGCTATTGTACAAGGACTTATTGACATTCATCTTACCCTTTGTAAGTCGTGTCCTAGATTGTTGTATAACCCTCTTGGCAAATTTCTCTAATATGTCCTCTGTATTGTCTAACACAAGTTTTGGTCATTAGGTATTTGTATGCTGATGTTACAACTCCATCCTGCTAGTTCATTCTCAAACCTATCGTAGAAAGGCTCACAAGTAGGGTCGCCTGTTAATTGAAACATATCTCTATATAGAGTACCTTGTCTTAAAACACCTGTCAGTTTGTTTATTACAGCTAGTTGTGTGTTTAGTATGTCTTGCTCGTTGTTGTTACCTACAAACAGGTCTGTTGTACTTGACTTTGACGCATCTACAATGTCCATTGACAGTACAGATATTTGAAAGGTAAGTGTCTGCTCCTGCATAGTTACGTTGTTCACTATGATGTGTGTTAGTGGGAACATTGTTTGCTTGGATAAATCAATCTCGGATAAATCTCCTGTTGTTACTGTATTAACACTACTGTTAGCTAGTAACTCATTCTTAATCTTATCTAGTACAAGGTAAAACCCTCTTGGTGCTATGTTAGCCATTTCGTTTAATTCTTTTTGCTTCTAATTCGTTTTTCTCTTTCATAAACTCTAATGCATATAAACATTCGTGCATATTTAGTTTAGTGATATTTTCAAATCTTGTAATGTTTCCTTGAGCCAATCCGTATATTGATTGATACCAACCCCACTTTGCTCCAAAGTTTGCTTCTGTTGATAGGTCATTCCCCCCTTGAGTGAATAGTCCATCATAACCTGACACAATTCGCTCCCTAAATTGTAAAAAAAAACAATAGAACCTAATACAACTCCTAAAGGCATATGCTTGTAGTGTAAGGCATCTTTAGCCTCATATGGCTCTATGTTATACAGTTTATCGTATTTGCCCTGTATGGGTCTGTAAAGGACTGCCATAGCCCTTTCTATGTTATCCCAATCACCCAAGTATGTATCTATGTCTATGTACTCCCCAAACGACATATTGTCTAGGTTAGGTATAAAGCCATATTTCTTACCATCTAGTTTAAACTCCCTTGTTAGTTCAGGAGTTTCATCAAACATCTTTGTAAGGGTTTCTACTATTCTTTGTATGTCAGCAGCTTTTATGTTTCTTACAACTGTGTCAGGCACTTGGCAAAAGATGCCCACCATTTTAAGTGCTACTTGGTTTTCAGTTAAGCCTTCAGGTAGTTTTATATACTGTTGGTATTGCCCAAGAGTAATCTCGTTTAGGCTTGTAGGTACATTTAATTCATACTTCATATAAATATAACGTATATAAAGCAGGTTTTTAGGAAATAAAAAAAGGGCTAAAAAAGCCCTCTGTAAAATTCTTGTGTTCTGTGTAGTAATTCCCACACTTTATAGTCTTTGTCTTTAGGATGTCTAGCCTTTACGCTTATCCCTATGTCTGTGTGTATGTGAGTTATTATAACTCCTGTGTGTAGCTTATGTAGTTTCATCTCTTACCGTTTTTATCTACCTGTATGCTATGCTTGTTTGTTCTATGATATACGTATGTCTTTTGCCATTCAGCTAAAGGTATAAATTTAACATTCTCGTTTATTTGTTTCTTGGTCTTTTTCATATCTCCATTTGTTGTTCCCATAGTACAGGTGTCCACTCCTCAAAGGTTTCATTCCAATACACCTCTTGCATAGTTTCCCCTGTATCTCTAAAGTGTTTGTTTCCTATTGCTACTATCATAGTCCCATCCATTTATCAGCTGATGCACACAAATATACAAAAGTTCCTGCTATTGCAAATGCACACAAGTAAATGATGCAGTCAAATATAAAGTTCTCTATCTTACGTTTCATAATGTTTGTTTTAAAGGGGGATTGCTCCCCCTGTTAGTTTTATTTTAATTTAAATAAGTTGTTAAAATCGCTACTTGTATAAAATAGCTTAAGCCCTGTCTTTGCGTGAGTAACCGATATTAACGTTTTTGCTTCATCAGGTTTACCTGTAGAAGTGTAATCAAGTGCGTCTGAAGGCGTGTCAAATCTTACTTTTCCTATATATCTGTATGTATTCATAATGTTTGTTTTTAATTATGATGCTAATATATAAACTATATTTTAATTAACCAAATGTTTATAAAGTTAATGTATGTAGTACTTGCCAAAGTTAGGTTTACTTAATATAGAGTAGCAACTATACCTAGCTGCATCAAGTGTGTGGTTGAACAAATCTTCAGGTACGTTAGTTATTCTACCTGCTCTATCTTCTTTCCACTTGTAGCTTCTAAACTCTTTTATCATATTCTCGCTATCCTTTGTTACGTGGAGTTTGTATCTCTTTAGTAGGTCTATTCCTGCTAGTACAGAATTAGCACCCTTGTAAGACTTCATTACCTTGTGTCCGTATCTACGCAGCTGCTCTATTATTTCAGGTCTTGCACTATCTGCATAAGTCATACCTAATACCTCAACTCCTTTTAAGTATTGGTGTATGTCCTCTGTGGTCATCTTTGACCTGTATAGCATTTCTTTAAAGTATAGGTTGTGGTCTTTCTTGTATGTCGCAACAAGTGTAGTAGGGTCGTTAAATCCAAAGTCCATCCCATAAGCCACAAGCTGTGCATCATCAGGTATGCTATCAATCTCCGTGTATTTGAATATAGTTGCTTTAGATATTGCTCTTTGTCCAAGTCCATATATCCTCCAATAGTTTTCGTCAGTGTCTTTTAGTAGTTCTATCTCGCTTCTTATACTTTCATCTATAAATGGATTGTCTAGGTAAGTAGTGTTGTATATTTCTACGTCTTCTCTTGGCTCTAGTCTTTCCCATATCCAATGATACTCGTCTGATGGGTTTAAGTCTCCTATAATCTTTCCTGTTGTTCTAAATGCTAACTGTTGGAATGCTTCTCTATCAAGTTCATTCATTTCATTGCAGAACAGTAAATCTCTTTTGCGCCCTCTTACTTTCTGACTTTGGTCTAGGCTAATAAACTCTATAAGGTTGCTGTCTAGCTTATACTCGTGATTTGACTTGTTGTGCTTCTCATCATCATACAAGTCCATATTTTTGAGTATCTCTATGAAGTCTCGCATCACAGTACCCCTCAATGCAGGGAATGTCTTTCGACATATGGTTATAATCTTGTTATCGTTGTGTTGGCAATAGTGTAGAATTATCCATAGCAGTACATTGTATGTCTTACCACTTCTTGTTCCACCTACTTCTAATGTTATCTTCTTATTAGAGTTGGTTAGATGGTTGTATACTTTATTTACCTGTATTGTGGTCAATCACTTCTACCTTAAAACTCTTTTGTTTTGTGTCGTGCTTTATCTCTCGCTTTGTGCCATTCAATCTGTGTGCTTCATCATCATCACTAATCAACTTCATCAGTCCTATTTGTAAAGTAGCGTTATCACTTTCGTACCACTTCTTACGCATCTTAACTTTCATATCAGAACGGTTTTTATTCAATGCGCTTTTTATGTCGTTACATTCGTGCAGCTTATGGTCATAGATAGTACGCTTGGAGAAGCCTACATAAGCAGGTATATCCCCTATAAACAACAGGTTGTTATCTTCTATTGCCTTTAGTGCTTCAAGTCTTATTTCTTCAGTATTATACATATAAGTATAACGTAATTAGTTTAGTTTTTTAAAAGACTAATTTATATATGCTGCTCCATATGAGTATTGTTATACCCCATACTACTAACCATCCTATTGCTTTTATGTAGTTTCTTTTCATAGTATTACTGTTTCAGAAGCATTGTATATAGTTGCTTGTTGGTTTCTTGGTCTTATATTGTTTCTGCGTGTTTCTTTCAATT